TACAACTACTAGAACAAATCGCAGTTCTTTTTAATCCATCTATGGAAATACAGAGTAGTGATAATTTTATTGATTGGTCAAGTTTAAGTTATATTACATTGACTGATACTTCATTTACCAGTAGGTCAGTGCCATCAGGTACTGACGATCAAATTGATATCGCTGGATTAACTTTTGAATTACCAATATGGTTGAATGCTCCGGCCAAAGTCAAGAAAATGGGAGTTATACAGCGTATTATTTCTTCAGTATGGGATGATAATGGTTTACTATCAAACGAGGTATTTGATACTGGTAATTCCTCTCCACTCTCTCGTCAAGTAATTACTATTATGGATTACAATATTATCTATATTGGAAACACATTACAATTGATACAATCAAATAATCAAAATACCTTTTCTCCTTCTGGTACTGCAGTAGAACCAACTGATAAATGGAAAATAGGTCTCGCTAGATATGGTTATGAATCATTGCGTAACGGCACAAGTCAAATTAGACTTGAACAAGAAGGCACTACTGTAGTTGGCACCGTAGCTTATCATCCAACCGATGACAGTTTACTATTATTCACTCCATTAATTGATACCTTGCCAGCTAATACATTAGATCCGGTAACCGCTATTATTAATCCACTAACTGTTGCAATTGATTCTGCATTGTTAAATCCAGTTGCTGGGACAAGATTTTTAATATTACAGGATATTGGTTATCCGGGTGATGCAGAGGGGCCTGTTCTTTGGAATAGACCTGGATATCCACAATTATTAGCCAGTACAAATGATATCATTGAATATGATGGAACTCATTGGACCGTGAGTTTTACTAGTAGTACTGTAAATACAGTGCAATATGTCACCAACCTAAGAACGATTACTCAATATAAATGGAAAGATCAACAATGGACAAAGGCAGTAGAAGGTCGGTATGGAGCAGGAGCATGGACTTTCGTCCCATAACTATTGGTGCTGGTGCGTTGATTTATAGTCAACAGACAGGACGATATTTATTTTTACTTCGTGATAGTGGTAGTTGGTCTAACACCTGGGGATTACCTGGTGGAAAAATTGATAACGGTGAAAGTGTAATGGATGGGTTAGCTAGAGAAATCAAAGAAGAATTAGGTGGAGTAATTATAGACCCAAAATTTGTGCCTATTGAACAATTCACTAGTAGCAATGAAAGATTTGTCTATCATACTTTCTTTGTAGCAGTAGCAGATGAATTTGTTCCTATCTTAAACAATGAACATGTTGGGTATAGTTGGTTGCCATTAGAATGCGCTCCTCGTCCATTGCACCCAGGAGTGGCTAGAACATTTGGATTTAATTCAGTACTGGAAAAAATTCGTACAGTTCAAAACTGTTGTTAATAGGTTGGGCTCGTCCAAGTCAATACACCAGCTTGAACATATGGATGTCCTACTATCAGTAACGAAGTACCGTTCCATACAATGTCAGTATAACTATTAAGAGAAGTAGTATAAGGCCGTATAGTCCATGTAATTCCATCCGGGCTAAGAAATACATTCACATTATTTGTTAATATGTATTTACTTCCAGTCCATATAATTTTTGGTTCCCTAAGATACATGCTTGGAAATGCAATAGTATTGGTTAGCATCGTCCAATTAAAACCATCAGTGCTTCTCCAAATTGAAGGGTATGTTCCTACAAGAAACACAAAACCCAAAAACTCATTCCTATCTGGATTCCATATTGCATTGCGCATAATATAATAATGTGCAGGTGGGGCAACGGGTACTGGATTGACAGTCCAATTAATCCCATCTGTACTAGTTGCCCCACTACTTGAACCTAGCGCCAAGTATACACCATCGCCACCATATGACACACCCAGTACTTGCCTGTTGGCAAATAATACCTTCCACGCACTCCATGATATCCCAGAATCAAAAGATACTCTTATATGTCCATTTGTGGTAAAAGAAAATAATGCCCCAGTGGCCTCAATGTAAAAAACAGGGCCGCCACTGGCAAAGCGGCCTCGCCAAGTATTTCCACCATCATTACTGTAATATCCAGCAGAATTTATAAATTCACCAGTATTAGCAGCATAAACTACTGATCGCATTGGAGCCCCACCCCAGGGAACAGAATATGATCCATTTGGTCTAAGTGTACCTCCCCTTGTCCAATTTATACCATCTCCACTCATTGCTATCTGACCTGTTTCACCACCTAGCATGAATATTCCTGCAGCATAACACAATGACATTGGTTTAAAATGTAAATCAAGTGATGGTAATGCTGCTCGTTCATTCCAGTATCTTCCTGCAGACGCCCGGATGGAAACATTAAATGTGCTTGATTCACTGACTTGTCTAGTATCATTAGCAGAAATAACTGAAAAATGGTAGGTTAGCAGAACGGCAGCTGTGTAATCATCAGTTGGTGTTCCTACTAAATGTCCATATGCAGTAACATCCATCATTGGTGGCAAAGTTCCTCGGTCTGACATTAAGTAAGATACTGCATTAGCAGCGGTTATCTGAATATTAACTGCTGATTCAGCAATTACCTGAGGCAATGATGGTGAGGTGGACCAAATAGGCAAATCATGAATAATCTCATTGGTCAATCCAGTAGAACCTGTTGCTCCAGAAGAACCAATGCATTCACCAAGAATACCAGTGGCACCTGTTGCTCCGGTAATACCACTTCCAAAACTTATCCATGAATTACTTGATTGTGAGAATAATCTATATTCTCCATTGGCATCATTCATCCAAATATTAACCCCATATGGTACTTGTACTGGTGGAGATGAAGTTACTGTAGTTAGTGTACCACTACCTGTAACATTCGCATTAGATACTTGTCTTTGCCAAGCAGATTTACTAAGGTTATATTTGTACTCAATTCCATGTAGAGTACCTATTAAATTATCAGTAGGGGATGATGGGAGTGTCATATTACAAAGTAGAAGTTAATGTCATACCTGTTGAACCAGTAGTACCAGAAGTAGAGACTTGAGGGCCTTGCGGACCAGTTGCTCCAGTGGCACCTGCTACATTTTTACCAAACATTATCCATGCATCATTAACATAAATGTATTGTACTTCTGTATCAGAATTTACCCAAATATTTAATGCAGTAGTATCAATCAAGAAATAGTTTAGACTAGTGGGGTCCCAATATACAGGAGTACCTGCGGTGAAAATAAATTCAGGAGCAACATTAGCTACAATAACAGACCCGCTATTAACTGTTTGTACAGATGATATAGCACTCCATGCATGTTTAGCTGAACTATACTGATAAACTATACGGTTAGCAATAGCAGTTTGATTATTAGAAGGTGATGATGGGAATGGCATAGTGTATTTATTTCAACTACTACGCCCAATTAATCCACCAGTGCCAGCTACCATATATGCTGGCCCTCCATTGGAGTAAGTACCATTCCATGTAACCGAATATATGGTTGATACAGTCCATCCGCCAGTATATGTCCAATTAAAACAATCTGAGCTAATTGCAGTACGTCCTGAGGGACCAACCACTATAAATTGTGAACCATTCCAATTTATATCTAGAATAGTTAGACTACCCCATATAGTTGAATCTCGTAAACCAACAAGAGTTACCCAGTTAATACCATCAGAACTAGAAGCAAGTAGCCCACCTGATCCTCCTATGAGATATTTACCGTCACCCCATACCCCTGCATATGCACTTATTGGTTGCCGATGATATTCCCAAGTTATCCCATCATCACTTATTGCTCCGCGTCCGGATAATCCTATAGCAAGAGTTTGTCCAGTATCTTGTCTAGCAATAACGCAAGTTACTTTTGTCGTATCTCCCCATTCAGGTCCCATTGGTCCGGAAGAAGACCAATTGATACCATCGGAACTGATCATTGTTCCACCTTTGCTGACGCGGCCAGAGAAATATAGACTTACACTACTTTCACCCTGATATGCACCAGTACCCACTGAATAAGAAAGATATAATGCACTACCAATCGCCCTCGGAATAGGTTGTACTAATAGATAACCATACTGCAGAACTGCTTCTCCATTATGGTAATAATTTATGTTACTACCATCAAATTCAACAGTAACTGAATCGCCTTGTGCCATAGAACCAATAGTTCGTAATTTTCCCGGAGAGTATATTGATAGTGATTGATATGACATAGTAAATCCATATCCTGCAGAAAATCCAAAGTACCATATTGGTCCAGGCACCTCCGAATTAAGAACTAATGTGGCGGAAGCAGTACCAGAAAATCCTTCTACTGAAGCTACAGTACCCGAGCCATTGATTGGCTTAATAAAAGTAATATTATTTGATGTAGTAATGCTACCTGAAATGCTAGGAGTCCACACTGAAGTGTTCGGAAGTAACTGATTGCCACTTGAAATATATTTTCCCAACCAAGAATTCCAAGCTATGTGATACGCGAAATACGGTCCTGTATTACTTTTTGTCCAACTAGAACCTTGTCCAACTACCACATGACTGTCATCATAATAAGTAATGTATTCATTACGCTCATTATTCCAAGTGAGAGGTGCATGCGGCCATGGGAAAGAACCACCCATTGGGTATCCAATAATTTTAGTCCAATTAAGTCCATCCGTGCTTAACATTGCTTGAGGATAGGACGAATTGGTTTGCGGAATTAAAATAGCTACATACTCTTCTCTTTCAGGACTATATGCCACTGCTCTAATATTTCTAGCATTACTTATCGGTACACTATTTGCAGTCCACTCTATTCCCGCTACCGGAGCAACAACTAATGTCAATGCCCTAACTGCGTCTTGCAATTCTGCATCAGTAGCAACTACTGTAAAATTGAAAGTAGTGGTGGAAGGGACATACGATGATTGAACAGTCCCATTAATTAACCCATGTTGTTGCAATGTCAAGCCAGGTGGCAATGAACTTCCCGAAGCCATTCTGAAGTTTGTTGCGGCAGTAACATTTAATTGAATATTTGTTGGGACTAATGCCTTGGCGGCAGGAAGTGGTGAAGTAGTAACCCATTGGGGCAATGGATGACAATGAATACCATCTACTAATTCTGCAGTACCTCCACCTGGATTCACTACATACCCAGTGTAAAATCCTGTCGGTAATGCTGGAACTATTGCACCAACTTCTGTTTCTTTAATGTAAGTAGTGGCGGTTATAAATTGACCAACAAATGCACGACAATTGGGAATAAATCCTACACCAGTGATTCGTATATAGCCACCGTTTGTATCAACTGAATTGGCATATGGCAATGGTTCCCAATATTGATCTGTTACCACAATTGTTGATATTGCTGGGATAAGTCCAGTTGCACCAGTCGCACCAGTTGCACCAACGTCAGGTAGTAAACAACCATCATCACCTGATGGTCCGATTGGTCCGGTAGCACCGTTAATTCCACTACCAATCAATTCTTTCCATTGAGTTGAGTTACCGCTTGGTATTAATACATATTGATCGTCA